GCATCTTCAACATGACGCTTTGCATCGTTGACAAACTTGCCAATCAATGTTGAGTAAGGAGTTTCGGAAACAGTAGAGACTTCCTCTTCACGCAAGCGAACAAGCACATCGTTGACTGCTTGTAAATAGGTTGTCATTTCTTATTCCTCTCTGAGATCGCTTTTGCTTTAGCTTTAGCGTCTGCCTTGGACGATGCACCCCAAGCCTTCAGAGATAAGAGAAGTCGGGTAGGCTTCCCATCTTTCATCTCAGGCCCAGGCATATTGCCCATGCGTGCTAAAAAGGAGGCCCTTCGAGGGTTGTCGCCCGACTTTACTGGTGGTTTCAAATTACCACCCGTTTCTGCATTATAAGATGCTCTGCCCTTGGCGTTCAAGCCCCCTTTGGGGTTTTTTCCTGCTTTTGTTTGCCAAGTTGGAGATTTCATTTCTTTTTCTTAGCTGTTTTAGCAGCCGCCTTAAAGTCTGCCGCAGTAGGAGCGCCTTTAGTACCAGGCTTTCTCATCTTTTCTTTAGACCCCGCCTTAATACGCTCTTGCTTGGCATGAATGTTTGCGTAGAGTCCTTGTTTCATTTTTTTGCCTTTGGCTTAGATTTGCCAGCCTCTGACAAAGCGATTGCAATGGCTTGTTTGCGTGAAGTAACTTCAGGGCCTTTCTTAGAGCCAGAATGAAGTGTTCCAGACTTGTACTCACGCATAACCTTAGAGATTTTTGCTTCAGCTTTAGTCTTTTTCATTTGCCACGACCAGTCTTTTTCATGTTTGTTGCTGTTCTGCCGCCACGAGTAGGCATTCCTCTCATTTTTGGCTTACCAATGGCAATCATCACAGTTACTGGAATACCCTTCTTTTTCCCATATTCCTTGGCTTCTTTCTCGCCTTTTTCTGTATATGGGAACTTCTTGCTTCCTACTTGTGGCATGATATTTCCTTATCGAATCATCTTAGTGGCAACAAAAGAAATGATACCGCCTACAACAGATGCGATAGCCATTCCAACGAACATACCGCCTTTAGACTTATTAGCCATCTCTAAAAGGGCTTTAATGTCTTGGCGCAAGGCATGAACTTCATTCTGGAGAGCCTCAACTTGAGCTTCAAGTTTGCCAAACTCTCTTGGATCAATCTCAGACATTTGCTACCTTTCTTGGCCTGCCAGCCTTCTTGATAGGGGTTGGTGGAGCAAGCACTAGCGGCTTATCGTTGTTCTCAACTTCTTCTTGGTCAATTCTGACATAACCTTGATGACCCTTCATGCTATCAATATCATGTTGATAGGTAAAAGTCACAGTTTGCCCACTTTGAAGACAACGATAAGTAGCCATATATTCTCCGAAAAAAAGGGGGTTTTTAGCCCCCTCTTTATTAAACTACCGCACGAGCAACGATAAGTTGCAAGGTTGTAGAAGCCAAATCAACAGAACCTGCTGTTGGGTTATAAGTCACGATAGTAACTGTATTAGCGGCTGAAACATAGGCTCTGCGAACCAAACCTGCTTCAGAAACACCAATAGACATACCGAGAACCATATCGCCCAAAGCAACGCCTGGTACTGTCACTGTATCTGTAGCTGTTGCACCAGTACCAACTGATGCGCTATCTAGAGTACAAGAAACATCCCAAGTGTCTGTAAATAGACCACGGAACTGATCGTTACCCCTACGAGAAGTAACTGCTGTTGCTGCTGCCATAATAAATCTCCTTAATGTAAAAAATCCCCCCACCAATTAAGGTGAGGGGAAAGGCAACTATTAGGCTGGAACTGCTAACGCAAAAGCGCTAGAAGACAAAGCTGCACCAGTTGTAGCGGCAGTACGCATAGCTTTTACGCCATACAAAGTGTCAGATGTGAACAAGGTAGCCAAGTACTCTTGTTTGTACTGAGTTTGTGAGCGAACACCAACTTGCTCAACCAGAACCATAGAGTCCTTATGACCCATCAAGCAAATGCGGTCAGCGCCAGAGTTACCAGCACCATAGTCAGCATTGCTTGTTGTGAACACGGGGATACCATACAGTTGACCGATTTCACCATTGCGGATTGCATCGCCATTACCAACAAAAGCCTGCTCTGTATAACGGGCCAAACCCATCAAAGTGTTGCGGCTTGAGGGAGGAATGATGAAGAAACGACCATCCATAGGAGTGTCGTTGTCATCCAAACGCTGAATGGTTCTGCGGATAGCGGCATCAGTCAAAGCAGCGGCATTGGAGCTAGTGCTGTTGTAAGCAGTAGTACCATCAGAACCGATAAAAGCCTTGGTAGATGTGTTGCTAGTAGCGTAGTCGTTAGTACCGACTGTAGCGCCATTGAAAGCACGACCCAATTGGATCAAGTCAGTATCAACTTGTTTAGCCAAAGCATAACCAGCATCGGCAGTATAGAACTGACGCAAGCTGTTCAATGCTTGAGCTTCTACGATGTCCTCAATGAAGCGTGAGTACTCATAGTGCTTGTTAATCAAAACTTGAACTTCAGTCTCGGTGTCTGCAATCAGAGTAACAGCTGTAGAAGCCGCTTTAGCTGAAGCGTTGCCACGAGTAGGAGCTGGAATGTGAACTGTGTCACCTTTCTTGCCCTTGAAGTTCATCTTCATTACGATGTTTGCCAATACAAGGTTTTTCTTGTAGGCGGCAACAATTTCATCACTCCAAATCTCAGGAATGAAGGTTGCTGCGGTGGTTGTGGTTACTGCTGGGGTTGGATATGCCATGATTAAATCTCCTAAAACAAATTTTAACGAACCCGACCTTCTGCGTATGCTGCCATGATCTCGTCACTCAAAGCATCGTATCTGTTCGGGTCTTGCATTTTCAGCCGAATAAGGTCAGCCCTACGATAAACCTTCTTTGATGACTCACCAGAACCACCCGCATCAACTCCTACCGCTTTAAGATTCTGCTTGCGTGTAGCCTCGTTAGATGCTTCACTCTGCTGTTTCTTAACGCCACGAAGTTGCTTATAAGTGCTTAACAATTCATTGGCAGAATCATAGTCATATTCAGCATCGGCTCGCTTGAACAACTCAATGCGAACAGGGCTAGATTTAACCCAGTTTGCAAAGTCCTGATCTTTAGCAATATCGCCAAAATCAGGATGATCTTGCGCTAACCTCTGTTGAATCTGTGTCCTTTTCATTTCTAGCGTTGCTTGACGCGCGGCTACAATGTCAGGGTGACTATCAACTGTCCTTTGAACTGCCTTCTTTGGGTCTTCAAAAAAGTCAATCTCAGGCTCGTCCTGCTTAATCTGTTGTTGTTTAGACCCAAGGTTCTGTCTAATAAGTTCATCGGCTAGTTTTCTAACTTCGCCTACCTCTTGAGCCTGCTTCCCAATTAGCTTTTCAGCCTCTTGGTGCATCTTTACTATCTCATCCAGACTTTTGTCCCTGTATTTTTCAGGGAGGTCTGGTTTAGAAGCAATTTTTTGCTCTTCGATTTCTAACTCACCAGGCAATTCTTTGTCATTATCAATCAACATATTTTTCCTTTTTCCTGCCGTTAATCGGTTGTAGGAGATTCAACTCGGCACTATTGCTTATGAGTTGAGTTTGCGTTCGCTTTTTAGCTTGTCAGTATGGCTTTTCTCAAACTTGCCATGGGCAGTTGGGAAATGACCAGACCAACCTTCTAACTTAAAAGCTGGCGCTGAGAGAGTTCGGTTGGCTGTAGCTCCGCACTCACACATTAGACTGGTTGCCTCATAATCAACCAATCTTTCTGTTCTATGTCCGTTTTCACAGACGAAATCAAACATTCTTCTCATTTAAGTCCTCGTAGGCTCTCTCGCTGACTTGTTTCAAGTTTTTCAGCCATGTGAGAATAGAAAGTTCACCTTTTCTAAATTGTAGACTTTTTTCGTCCTCAATTGTAGATATATTATTCAAAGGTTCAATCATATTGTCAATGTCTTCCAAAAGGTCTTTCCACCCTTCGGTAGCCATCATTGAGAATCTAGCCTCGTAATATGCTTGCAATTCTGGTGTCATACGGAATCTGCACCTTCAGAAGATTCAATAACTTCTGGCTCTGGTCTAGTTTGAACAGTAACTGTATAAACAATGCCATTTTCCTCGTATGGATCGCATCCAACAAGCATCTCAGTAGCCCTATCGTGAGCCTTAAATTGACTAACTTTTAAACAGTTATTCTCAGTAAAGAAGTCATCATTAGGGCCTGTAATTGGGAAAGATGTATTTGGAAACAACTCTTTATAGTTGCCAACTACGATATTTCCATTGTTTAGTTTTGCAATATCCATGTTTTATCCTTTATCTGCAAATGCTGCTGTAGGTGGTGTAAACGAACTTGTATAGCGAGCAAAACCTTTGGTAATGCGTACATCATCTAAATATCCGTTAAATAAGAAACTAGAACTGTAGTATCCACCAACAACAATGTATGGGCCATTGATTGCGCTTGTAATTGTTGCCGAACCAACAGAAGTTCCATTTACATATAAATTAACAGTTCCAGAACTACGAACTAAAGCTATGTGATACCAAGTCCCTGTTGTTAAAACTGCAGTTGTTGATCCAACATTTGTATTATTTATGTTGGCAACAATTGCACCATTTAAAGCAGAACCAGATGCAGTTTGTCCTTGATTTATACATAACTGCGTTAAGTATGATGCTTTTAAACCGCCAGCACTATCTGACATTTGAAGCATACCAAGTTGACTAGCGCCACTTACATTGTTTGAATACATCCAAAATTCAATTGTAAAGTCGCCAGTACCAAAAGATGTATTTGGGCTTGTTGGGCCATATAAATAATCACCAGTACCATCAAAATACATTGATCCAGTACCATACTTTTTAACGCTTGTAGAAATCTGTGCGTTACCCACAGTTTCTAAGTCGTTCATCATGGCGTTGTCTAAGATTCCAGCGTTGGTTGCAGACAATAGAATGCTTGTGCCAGATATTGCCGATAATGGCGCTGTATTAGGTGTAAAAGCGGCTGTGTAAACTGCCGTTCCTTTAATAATACGAGCATTTGAAATATAAGCATTGCAATAATAGTTGCTTACATCTTCAAGCCTTCTCCCAGCCGCAAATGCCAATGAAGTTCCAACATTTGCACTATTTGTTGCAGTATTTGTTATTGCACCATTAACAAAAAGTCTAAGTGAAGTTCCAGATCGAGTTAGCGCTAAATGTGTCCATGTGTTTAATTGAAGTGTAGTACCCCATGCAGTTGCAACACCATTGACTTCAACGCCATCACGACTTAAATGCGCCCCAAGCGCAGAAACACTATTTAATGTACTTATAAAACCATCATACAAACCAACCCATGAAATTGGGTAAACCCAACATTCCATAGTAAAGTCGCCAGTACCAAAACCAAATGCAGAATTGGAAGACGCAGTTAAAAAGTCAGTTGTTCCATCAAAGTACCCAGAGCCACCAATTACGCTTGTGGAGTAGGCAGTTGTAGGGCTAAATGGGCTGAAGCGTTGGACGCTTGTGTTTCCATTAACTGTTATGGTGAAGTTATTTGTGCTGTCATCAATAAATCTGTTGTCAGCGCAAGTCAGTAATGATGTGTTTGTGATTGCTGTAAGTGGTGTTGTTGGGGGTGTAAATGCACTTGTGTAGACAGCAGTGCCTTTAACAATTCTAAGATTGCTTATGTAACCCGGTAAATAATTGCCAGATGCAATGTAACCTATTGAAACTAAATTATTCGTTGTATAACTTTGATTTGTAGTTTGTGTGCCAACAGAAACACCATTTTTATACATGGTAATTGTTGACCCATTTCGTACTACTGCTATATGAAGCCAAGTATTTAATGTTATAGATGTTGATTCATTAACTCCAAAATTACCAGCAGAATCAAACCAAGTTAATCGACCACTTGTTCCAACTCCTAAAAACCATCTATTTGCGTATGTTGATGACGCATTTACCCATGTTGTTGCAAAAGGCACATAGTCACCCGGAGTTGAAGTTAGGTAAACCCAACACTCAATTGTAAAGTCACCGCTAGAACCAAGTGTAAATGCAGAATTGGATGGGGTTGTCAAATAATCCCCAGACCCATCAAAGTAATTCGACCAATTACTACCATAAGGACTAAATGTGCCTTGGGTCGTATTGCCGTTGCGGGTGATGGTGAAGTTGTTTGTGGACGAATCTAAAAAAGTATTGTTCTGTGCGCCATTAGTCCCATTACCATGCAATAGCATAGTAACATTCTTAAAGTTAGCGTCTTTTTGGTCGGCTACAGCGCCTGATTTTGATGATGCAAACATATTATTGCGTGTAGTTTTGACCTAATGTTGCACCATACCAAGATGTTCCATCACTAAAGAATGAAAAGATATCTTGTTTGCTTGCAGTACCAGTAACAGTAGGTGCAGTAGCTCCTGCCCAATTTACTGTTGACCAAGTAACAGATCGAGAACCAGTACCATCTTGACGCAAGATAATGATGAATGACTTTCCTGCTGCGGCAGTAGGCATAGTGATTGTTGCATTGCCTGTCAAAGTCAGAATCTGTACTGTTCCATTAGCCAAAGATACTGTGATTGCTGTGCTTGTGTTAGCAGTATAAGCAGTCTCTGTATAGTTGGTAACTGTTGGGTTTGTCAGAGTCTTATTGGTTAGCGTCTGAGTTGCAGATGTACTAACAAGATCAGCAGAGTTAAGCTGAGAACCAGTAGGTAAATTTACTGTATCTCCAGATGCAATCTCACCTAATGAGGTTACATCAGAACCCGTATATATTGATTTGACAAGGTTAACGACAGCCATAAATTACCTCAAGTTGTTAGTGCAATGTTCTTTGCTGTGCCAGAACTATTAAAGAAAGGAAGGGCTGTGCCGCTAACTAATGAAATAGTGTCCGATGTGCCATCAGCCTTGTAAAAAGGGAATACAAGAGTACCGCCACCACCTGATGATGCAATTGTAATTCCACCAGAAGAATTTGTAATGGTTATGTTGCTTCCAGCAGTCAAAGTTGATGCTGTATAGCCTGTTCCGTTGCCAATTAACAACTGTCCATTACTAGGAGTAGAAGTTACTCCAGTACCGCCATTAGCGATAGGCAAAGCAGTGCCACTATAAGAGATAGCCAAAGTACCAGAAGTAGTAATTGGAGAACCACTTATTGACAAGAATGAGGGAACAGAAGCCGCTACAGAAGTAACTGTTCCTGATCCGCTACTTGTAGCCGCAATAGTCTGGTTAGGCCAAGTTCCTGAAACTGTAATGTTTGAGCCTGCAACTAAACTTGGTGTATCTGTTCCTGTACCACCATTAGCAACAGCAACAATGCCTGTGACATTAGAAGCAGTACCAGTAGTATTCTGGTTAAGAGTAGGAATATCAGCCGCTACGATTGCTCTAAATGTAGGCGCTCCAGAAGAACCATTAGGCGATGCCAAGACATAGTTTGCAGTCTTAGAAGCGTAAGGATTCTGAGTGTCACCATAGTTAGAAGCAAGGCTAATAGCGGGAGTATTGCCACCGCTAGAAGCAATAGGAGCAGTTCCTGTTACAGAGGTTACAGTACCAGTATTGCTTGTGTAACCACTAGGATTTGATGCAGGATAAGCACCAAGGTTTGTCAAAGCATCGTTTGCAGTAGTAGCACCAGTACCACCAGATGCAATAGCAATTGGGGTTGTTGAGGTGACAGATGTAAAAGCACCAGTTGATGGGGTTGTTGCCCCAATAGACATATTGTTAATAGTGCCTAAATTAGTTGGAGCAACTTCAAGACTTCCTGTGCCAGTTGGTTTTATGTGTACATGACCAGTACCAGTAGGGCTTATATCTATCTGTGCATTACTACCATTTAAATTTGTGGAAACATCTACAGAAACATTATTTCCACCACCAGCACCCCATTGAATTTGATTAGTTCCACTAGCATTGCGTAAAGCACCACCAGCAGAATTTACAGCATCAAAATATGGAGAAACTACTTTTGTAGTAGCAGTAAGTATTGTTCCTCTTACAGTTGTGGCAGTAGTCGCACCAATTGTTGTCCCATCAACTGCACCACCAGTAATTGCCACATTGTTGGCATTCTGAGTCGCAATAGTGCCAAGACCACTAATGTCTGAGGTGCTTAAAGTAACAGCACCAGTTCTACCAGCAACAGAAGTAACCAATTCACTTTGGTCAATCTTCTGCCAAACAGAACCATTAAACAGCAACCAATCGCCAATCTGCCAATCACTAATCCCATTTAGATTCGTAGAACCCGCAGTAGAAACTATGTAGTAGTACCCATTTGTACCAGTACTAGAAGCTAAAGTAGGTGTATTGGTAGACGCATTCCAAGTGCCTTGATAGCTCAAACCACCAGCAACAGAAGCCCAAGAAGTGCTTGTGCCGTTTGTTGTCAAAAACTTGCCTGAATTACCAGTTTGGCTAGGAATCAGAGTGTTAATCTGAGTCTGTAAGGATTCAAGCGTATCTAGGACATACTGAGATGTTCCACCGCCATTTGTGATAACTTTGATCTGGCTTGCCAGTTCCATTGGCATGATTTCGCCAACATTGATCTCATTGCCGTTAGACAATGTGATAACCAAGCCACCATCAAAATCTAGATAAGCATTGGCGACAGAAATACCATCTACACCATCTCTGCCATCTTTACCCGCAGGGCCTTGAGCGCCTTGCCGACCAGGAGCGCCATCTTTGCCAGGCTTTCCATCTCTGCCATCTCGTCCATCTGTACCATTGATACCATCACGACCATCTTGAATGGAGGCAACTCGTTTTTCAATGAGATTGCCTAGATCGTCATAACGACTACGGATGTCAGATTCAATCTTTTTGAGAGCTTGAACAACTAAGTCAACATTCTCGCCAATCTTCTGCTTTTGGACAGCTCTAGCTTGTGCTACTGAGTTTTTAACAGAATCAAGAATCGCTTGCTGTTGCTCAGGAGTCATGCTCTTGAGAATTAACTCCTTGACCAGACTTTCAGCGTCCATTGCTCAACTCCTTGGTCAACTGATCTAAGAAATCTTGTTCCATGCCTGAGATTTTATTCTGCTTATCAGCCATTTGCATCTCAACAATCTTAGATTTATTCTTAATATCAGCCTCCTTGAGCATCAATTCAGCAATCTTCACTCGCTTGTCAAACTCATCTGACTCTTGACCAGCAGGCAAGTTCTTAGTAGCGCTACCAAGTACTTTAGCCTGTACTTCTTGTGGCATCAACTGAGCTTCAACAGACAACTTAGTCGCTTCTGCACGATTTTGCTCGGCTTGTGTCGCTTGGACAGCAATCTGAGCCTGTGCCAACTGCATAGCCAACTGTTGTTGAACTTGTTGCATCTGTTGTGCTTGTGGATCAGGTTGAGACATCTGGTCAAGCATCTGAATCAACTCATGTCTGTTAGACAACGAGCTATTAGCCATGATTCCCTTGAGAATAACTGGCAAAACAGGGGTATTTGGGCCAAGAGTCTGTAGCAAAGAGATGAACTGTTGTTGTTCATGCTCTCTAGCAATGATACCAAGCGCTGCAGTCGGAATGAATTTCAAGTCAACAGTAGGATAACGCTCTGGATCAAACTGCATATAGCGATAAGCAGCCTTGTTGATGAACGGAATCATAAAGTCTTCTTGGAAGTTCACCAAGGTACGCTTGTACTTCTTGATAATCGAGGCAACAGCCATCGAAATACCACCTTGACCAGCGTCCCGAGACACATTTGATACCATTCCGTTGCTATCAAGCGTACCCGTAGACTGCAATAGCATTCTTTCAAACTCTTTGGCAGTATTCATGTTGTTTGGATCAGTATTTCCAAACTTGAATGGGAACAAAATCTCGTTAGGATTGCCGTTTGTCAGGATATTCTTGCCTGGCTTTACTTCAAACTTCATTCCACGGGGCAAACGAGTTGCATCCATCGCAATCATTGGGCTTGTAGTCAACGCCAATGAGTCCAAATGTGAACGAATCTGAGCGTCTACAGCCTTTTGAGAGTTATAAGCCTTCTCAACAGTACCACGACCGAGCAAACGATTAGGAACTGTATCGTCCTGATAAGCCAGAATTGGACGATCCTTCATCATGTAAGGATTCTTTTCTGCCTTCAGAAGAACACCATCGTTCGCAATCACGACAATAGCCTCTACCAAGTCAGAATACTCGTCCTGAACAGAGTCTTCAGGGAACAAATCCTCAACTTCTGCTTCGTTTTCCAGTTGCTCAAGGTATTCTCTAGGAACTAAACCATAGTAGGTCAGTAACTTAACCTTGTCATCTTCATACTGAGTAATCTCTTGAGTAGGCTCAAGGTCAGTATCCATCGAATCAGTACCGATCTCTACCTTGCGATAGATACCATCTTCCTGACCCTTAACGACTTTGTGGATAGAGACATATTTCTCAATCGCCACACCCATACAGTCTTCAATAGAAGTTCCGTTAGGGTCAAACAAGAAGTTCTTAGGGTTAACAGGAACAATCTTGACAGCAATTCGGTCTTTTTCTAATACGCCAATAGCAGCTTGACCAAGTTGACCAGGGATTGCTTGGGTAGACGGAACAAACATTTTCTCGGTCTTAACAACAATCTCACCGATGCCAGTACCATAGATTTCTGCCATCAACTCAATCTGGTCGATAGACTTACGAATCTTGTCTACTTTGAAGTCTTCCATCAGTTGAGCCTTAATAATGGCTACATCTAATGGATTGTTGTTGACATCACGAATATCATCTTCAATGTCAAAGAACTCACCTTGACCAAAGATGGCTTCCATGATCTCGGCATGGCGAGTCTCAACAGCTTGAGTAGTGCCAGGCGTTACGATTCTTGAACGCTCTGATTCTCGGGTCTTATCTTGTGAATCCCACTCACCACGAAAGATACGCTCGTATTCCAACCATGCAGTTAAATAGTTAGTATCACGATAGTCTCTCCAGCGATCACAATGGTTAACTACAAAGCTAACTAATTCTTTATCGCTGTCTGTTGGTTCTTGGAATTCCATTACACCCCCGAAATTATGTCAATCGGTTGCCAATCATCATCTTCTTCTTGTTCAAAGTACGATGTAACGGCAAGCTGATCCATGTATGATAATGCATCTGGTAGGTCATCATGGACGCCAGTTGCAGGAAACATCAGAAGTTGGTCAATGAAGTCATCCCAATTCTCTTCGGAATTAAGCACGATTCTGCCATGTTCGAACCTTCCTTGCAATGCCCAAATCACTCTATCTGTTTTTTTTCTGTTTCCGTGGGTCAAATCCACGATATGAGCATAAACATTGTTTTTTCTCATAAGGTCTGACAAATAGGGCAAAACAGCGTTTTTAAGCGCCCCCCTCTCAATTCCCACAGAAGTCGGTCTGTAATCTCGAATAGCCATCAGAATCTTAGAGGCTGTCTCCCGAATATCCCATCTTCCGTGGATGATCTCTTTGACAAACCACTTTCCATCCTCAGTTGCCTTAACAACACAGATAGCAGACTCATCAAGCCTTTTCTTGGCATTCCCCGCTTGTTTGGCAACCTCTTCAAAGCCTGCAAGATCAATTGAGATGAAATAGCTCCCATGCTCAGGTTCTACCCCATACTTAATCCAATCCTCTTTAAAGATGTCTGAACCCGCATTAGAGAACGATGCTAGGTATTCTTGTTTAAAAGCAAAGCTACTTAAGGTTTTTTTGGCAGATTCAATCTCTGTAGGGTCGATCAAAGGGTTATCTTGGGTTGTAAAGTGCCAACTCTTCCAGTCCGTATCATCACCATTCTCCCCTAGCTTAAAGGTGTCATAGAACCAGTTTCTACCCTTTGGAGTGCCAATAAACAAGGCTCTACCCTTCTTATCAGACAAAGAAGCCCGAATAACTTGTTCCCAAGCCTCAGGCTTAATATCCGCAACCTCATCCAGTACCGCATAGGTCAAAGACACACCCCGCAAGGTATCTGGTCTATCAGCACCACGGACATAGATTCTTGCTCCGTTTATCAGGGTAATGTCCAAGTTATTGACATGGCTATTCGTGATGATGTCTCTACCAAGGTCTAACAATAAGTCCCAGACGATTTGCCTTGACTGCCCCATTGTCGGGGAAACATACAGTACTGCTGAACCAGGAGGGCAACGCAATCCCTCAATTAACAAGGTTGTGGCGGCTAATCGTGATTTCCCACACCTACGGCCTGCGGCTACTACTTTAAATCGAGCAGGGTCTTTGAAAACAATCTGCTGCCACGGCAATAGTTGGAAATTAAGATCAGCCATAGAACTTGTTTTTCTTTCTTAGGTTTTCAGTTTTTGTAAGGATTTGTAAGTTCCAAGGAACATTTAAACCACTTACCAATTTACCTCTTAGCGGAACTATGTGGTCAACATGATATGCAACTCCTGTATGCATACCCAACATATTAGCGGTATAGTAAAACTCTTCAATCTTCTCAAAAGCAGTTGAATCTAGCCATTTTGGAGTTCGCAACAGTAGTTCTGCTCGTTTTTTTGAAGAATAGGTAGCTTGCTTGTGTTTGTTGTTTGTACGCCACTCAGCCATTCTTTGAGCATATTCAGACTTTTTTTCTTGGTAGTTTGCTCGCATTTGAGAAAGTCGCAACTCTTTTCGCTTCTCAAAATCAATAGCCATACACTCGCAACAAGTCCCCTTATCCGTGTATCTTTTAGATACATGACCATGCTTGCAAGGTTTACCAGTAAAGTAAAACTTGTCTCCAGATAATTTTGCTTTTGCTCTTTCGGCAGCACTACTCATATTTTGGCTCTACATCCAATGGGTCACTAGCCTCTATGATAGTCGGTTCTTGCCCTAAACCAGTAATGTTAATCGTCACAGCACTCCTCTGGCTCTTATCCTTCTCAAACATACTAACAGGCAAAGTCCTGTCCAAACACATCTTTAAAGCCACCAATTGATGCGGATGCTCGTCATTCAATGCTATCTCTATCACCTTCTGAGCAACATCCTTTCCCCCAGAACGAATCATCAACTCCTTCAACTCCTTGAGCCTCTGGTGGTCTGTCTTAGGCAATACAGCAGGCGGGTTATCAGCAAACCTCTGTATTGTCATCTTGACGCTTCCTTTTGGTCTTCCTCGTCCTCGCTTTAATTGTTCCATATTTTCCTTTTTAGCTTTTTTTGAGGGTGGTATGTACCACAAATATCTACCAACCCAACCAACCCCCTCCCCCCCCATCAATTCCAACCAACCCATCAATTCCACCAACCAATCGGTCTAGATGCGAATGATTCTCATTTAGATTTGAGAGAGGCTCAGATGGTGCTATTTCATGGTACTTCAGGTTACCTTATCTTCATTCTCTAACCAGCTATCCAGTCTATCTATCCTTATGTTATCTCTTCTATCTTTCCCTATAGGGACATCTACTAAGGGTTGTTCATTTACTTCGGCTAGGTTTGTAACTAACCCTATTGTTTCATAAGGGCTGTCTGTTGTGTAGCCTATAGAGTGGAGATGCTGATAAATGGCTAATAAGTTTTCGAAACCTTCTGAGATATTGCCTTGTCCTGCTGTTAGTAGTATCTGCAGCTTTGGTCTATCTAGTTTTCTTCGGAACTGTACTGTGTCTGCTCTTGGGGGTCTTGCCATGCTCTTACCCTTGTCCAATAAATAATTAAAGAAATTGTACCTTATTAGGGTTTTTCCCTATTTATTTTGCTTAACAATGGGCTATTATTCTTTTACCGACCTAGCGGAACTAGGGTTTAATAGGTGTTAAACATGAAAAATACTATCCTCGATTTAGCTACTGCTGTTCTTATTGGTCTTGCTCTTTGCGTAGGACTTTTAGCTTACTTTGATGTTCTTGTGAAGTAATCAGAATGGGGAATCTGGTTTATCTTCTAGGTTGACCAGGTTCTTTATCGTCACATTCAGAGCGTCTATCTCATCCATCTTCTGAATTGCCCACATCCTTTTCTGACCATGTAATCCTAGTATTGGGTTTCTATGGCAATCTACACACAGGGCTATACAAGTGTATTGCAGACCTTGTTTGACATGATGGGCTTCACTTGGTGCGCTTGCTCCACAAACTGAACAAGGTAGAGACTTAACCCTTCCAAGGTGTAATCTTTCCTTGTTATTCAGTTTGTTGTTCATTGAGTAGCCTTAATTGGCCTTCTATTAGGTTTAGGGTCTAACCCAACACATTCACGATCTGTCCATTTATAAATTTTTAATCTAGCCCATAAAGTTTGAATTTTAATTTCGTACTTTCTTGCGGCTTCCATCATGGCTATTTTTTCACCATCAATGGTTAAAAATACTGTGTTTGTTTTGTTTGCTGCTTGTTGTTGTAGTGTTGCCCATCGACAGTTTGAAAACTCATAGTTTCCATGCGGATCAATTCTGTCTAAACTCATGCCTTTGGCTGGCTGACCCATGTCTCTAAAAAAATTCTCAAAAGATTGCCAGTCATCAGATATTTTTACGCCTTTTCCGCCATAGTATTTGTATCTCGAAGACTTTGTGTTGTAGCAACGATCTCTCATTCTTACCCATGCTTTGTATGCTGGTGTTCGTTGTTGAGCGTTTCCGCTTTGTCCGTGAGTTTTTGCCATGTCGCACCTCGTTATTGGTGGAAGCGTTACAGAAAGATACTGACAGGGCGGTAACGATTCGCCTTTTCCCCCGCTAAAGGTAGTCAGTATCTAAATTTTACCAAATTTTACGCCTATTGAGTAGACTTTACTTCTAGTCTTGCATTGTATTGCTCGGTTTGCCACACAGAAATCCGTGCTTGGGCTGCGGTCATAAGCCAGCGGTACTTTTCTTCGGTTTCTACGGCCTCTTTAATGCCTCTCAAGATCATTGCATAATCTTCATGTGCATAAGCATAAACCTCTTGTTTTCCAAGTACCTCAGTACCAGCTTGGGCCATGAGTTGTGCTTTTCTTGATTTCCTGAATTCTTCCAAGTACATGCGGTCGGCTTTGGCCTTTGCATATAGTGGCGCTGTATCGATAATGTATTGAATAGCTTTAGTTGGTTCGTTCATGGTTGACCCTTAAATTTCAATCCATTTAAAACCATTGCCTCTTTAACAAATTGCAATCCTTTCACGCCTAAATTTGGAATTCTCCTTATTTCTCGCTCCGTCCAGTTGCATAGGTCTTGTTTCATAAGTATTCCCTCTGACACTAAGCAACGGTAATATCTGATTGGCAAATTAAGCTCTTGAATATCGGAGTTTTGTTGTTTGTGTTGCATTTCTTGCTCTTTTTGCCACTCTCGCAAAATGCGCTCTCTATGTTCAAGCATTTCCACCGCCATACGATAAGAAGTTTGAGCCATGGCAAAAGGGTTTGTAATGCCCATTTTTTCAATTAGCGCTTGCATTGCGTTCACCGCAAAATGATCTAACATCTCTGTCTTAGTCATTGATAATCCCTACATGAATGGTTTTTTGCTTGTTCGCTACTGTCCCAAAGACCAGTGCAACCCGTACACTTAAACTTTCCCATCGTGATAGAGAATTTACCCGTTAGCCTTGGCTCTGGTAACTCTAATTGCTTGGCATAAGCTCTGTCTTCTATCAGTTTGGCAAAGGCTTGTAGTTGCTCGGTATAAAACGAGTAAATATATTCACCACTTGGGTGAACACCAAATGCGGCAGTTTTTTTTGCCATCTCTATTAATTCATCTAATTTCATTATTGAATCTCCGTTACTAAATCATTATTTGACTTAATATAGTTTTTGGTTTTCTGAATATACTTTTCAAATTCAGATCGACTAATGCTTGATTGTTGGAGGTCTGCAAATTGAATGAGATCTCTACATGCTTGAATACCCTCACCCGATAAGCCAACACGCATAGTTGATTGATACCTGGTAGCCGCCTCATGTAGGGCTTTTTGAGCTTTCTCGCATACTGGCAACACCTCTGGCCCTATTCCACTTCTAGCCATCATTTCCGACAGATTTAGGACATCAACGAGCGTCCGCCAATCTTGGACTGTTCCTTGACCTTTTGTAATGGCTTCTAGGGCTGAGTATTCAAGGGTTCTGAGTTTGTCCAACTTGTCCCTTTGAGTTATCGCTGCTCCGATTATCCCGTGCTGTATCGGGTCGATCAGATTCCAATGCTTTCTCTTTGTTTTCTTTCTCATTATCTTTTCCAAAGATGGCATCCCATCTATTTGCATATTCTTGATTGCTTACTTGAAACGGACGAGGAGTCGAACCTTTACCCATAAAACCTCCAAATTGAGTAAATCCACATCCAAAAGACTACAAGCCCACAAAGTATTAGTTTCCACTCAAAACTCATACATCCTCGTATTTGTAGTTAAGTTTGTGGTGTTCAAAGCGCATGGACGCTTCCATTTCTAGCTCTTTGAAGTGTTCGGCAGAGAATAATCCGATGACATTGCGACCCTCAAACCAGACTTCTTTAATGTTCTCGTTATAGGTCGAGTCTGCATCTTGCTCGTACTCGTAAACGACTGTAACGATCTCGCTACCTTCGCCAGTAGTTGTATCAAATTCCCATGTTTTCATCATTGACTCCTGTTAAAAACTGTTAATTTACTCTTGTTAAACAATAAATCTATTAGGACTTACCCTTAGTCGCCACAAAAACAGGCGATTCCTTCTTCATTTTGGTCAAACATATCTGTTTGAGCTAAAGCATATTTGTACATTTCTGCATAACTTGGTCGGTCTTTGCGAAACTTTGCTCCATCACCATAGGTCTGGCTCGAACCACTTGCAAGCTCTTCAACCTTCATCCACCATAAAGCTCTCTCTGGTTTTTCTTGGATCAGGGACTGAATTTGGTGCGCTGGCTTTAAAAAACATAAGTCGCAATTGCCATGCATCGTTACCCCATTGTTGTTTGGCAACTTAAGGTCAAATGAATGACTTTTCCAAAACTTTCCCACATCTTCCTTTGTAATTCCTGCTGCCACCAAAGGAGTTCTGCTTCTTTCAATCTTGGCGGCTCGTCTTTGCTCATCTGCCCGAATGCCAACCCAATCCATGTTTTCGTTGTGATGCCACCCTAAAGATTTCAAATAATGGTGAATAACCCGAATCTTCATATTGATTGTGCAGAACCTGGCAACAGGATTTGGAAGATTAAATTTTCCATGTTGGCTGATTGACTCAAGAAACGGCTCTCCATTGCGACTTGCCGTTTCATAAGTCACAACCTTAAATCGCTCTTTTGGCACTTCATGAGCTTTGTACTCAAGCCAATTTATCTTTACATTCCAGTTTTTTTCGCAAGCATGAACAAATTCCAATGTTTCTTCACATTCCTTGCCTGTATTTGCAAAACAGACAATTGCTTCTTCTGGCAGGCTCATGTCGTGAGCCTCTAATATCTTGTAAAGCATAAATGCCGATGTTCTGCCCCCTGAGAAGCTGATACAAGTTGGCTCTAAAATTTCAAATGGGTTGCTCATTCCAAACACTCCTTAACACAAATATCAACACCAGCAAGACTTGAATAAACCTTCGCAACATGGATATTCACGATCTGAGAATCATCCTTGTAAACCACTCCATTCATGGCATCTTCTACACTTTTCAGCACATTGGACGCATCAGGCTTCTTAATTGGCTTCTCTGAGCCGTTTAAACAGGCTTCTGAGCGCTTTTTTGAGTACGACTGAGGGATAGGTGCTCTGATATACAGATAAAGGTTTACAGGGGTTTCTAGGATTTCATTGCTACCCATCGCTTGTATGGCTGCTTCTTTGATTAAAGACTCATAGTTGCGGGTTTTGTCAGGGGTATAGGCTTGAACAAAGTTTCCACGCTTTGCATACCTGGCTCTCTGTTTTCCAACAGGGTTAGCGTCTACTTTGAATGTGACCATAAATGTCATTTCAAAACTCTCCAAGCTGTTGCTGCACAGAGTGGAACTTGTCCGTTTCCAATGGCTTTAAGTCTGTCCACCCTAGCGGCCACCCCATCAGCCACTCTACCCACTCTGGGTTCAATGTGCCACCAATCGGCTTCTGTTCCAAATGTTGGATTGCGTTTGGAAGTTGACCCATGTGCGCTCGCAAACCCTCTGAAATTTTCTTTTTTGTTGTCTCGAACCCATTTGCTCCTTTGTAATCTCTCATTGTTGGAGTTGGAAACATCTCTTTTGGTGGTGGATAAACAACTTGTTCTCTCAAGGTTGCATGAGTTGTTCTGCCCTTCCTGTTGTTCTGATATTGTCGTTCCAAGGCTTCTGGATTTCTTGGTGGAAGTCCGTCCATAACTGTTGGTGTTAGCCACAATCCAGATTCGTTCTCGTTTATGTTTTGCACCAATGTCGGCAGCAGATATAACTCCCCACCGACTGTCATACCCCATTGAGGTAAGGTCTGCAAGGACTCGTTCAAGTCCTCTAGTAACGAGCATTGGACTGTTCTCCACAAATGCG